TTTAGATAAATCTAGTGGTTATTGTAGAGTTCATATAAATGATAAAACTTATTATAATCATCGTATTTTATATCAAATTTATCATAATGTTATTCTAGAACCAAATCAAGAAATAGATCATATAAATGGTGTAAAAACAGATAATAGAAAAGAAAATTTAAGACCAGGGTTACACTCTAAAAATATGATGAATAAAAAGACGCAAAAAAATAATAAATCTACAGGAATTAAAAATATAACAATAAAGAAAACCGAAAATAGTTATCGTTTAAAAATTACAGCTAATAAAGTGTTATATGTTGAATATTTTAAAATGAATGAGTTTACATTAGATGATGTAATAGAAATTCGTGACAAAAAACTTCTAGAATTACATGGACCTTTTGCAAGATATGATTAACTACGACTTATAAAAAGATATGTGTCTATTTTTATCTTTTTGTTTGGTAACACTATTTTTAGATCATCTTTTAAAACATCCACAAATCCAACATTCCAAATATTATTCTCAAAAAAGTAATATTGTAAGCTTTGATTTGTAAGAGATTTGTATGGAAGATTAATTTCACCACCAATTTCAGAATCATACTTCACAAATAATGTAGAAAAATTCACAACATACTTTAAATTATCTTTTGTTTTTAATGTGAATCCGTCTAAAATATATTGTGAAAGATTTCTGAACCATGTAAACCAAACATGTGTAAGTGTTGTTGGATTTTCTTGGATTGGTGTGTTTAATGGAACTGGTGAAAAAGCCATTACCAATTCCTTTCAATTAGATCTGCTACAAATCCTAACAAAACAACTTTTACTGGTTCTGTGATTGTAACTTTGTAAACTCTATTTCTAGAAATCCCCAATCTATTAAACTTTGCTCTTTTTGTGGTTTCTCCAATTTTTCCAATAGATTGATATTTGAAATTGCTCCAAGAAATACCAGAATCGTCGCTTGTATTAATCATTACTTGAGGATCTTGCCCAAAACCTAAAGCGTTATTAAGATTATTTCCAGTTCCCATTTCGAAAAGAACTTCAAAGCTTGCATGACAGACCATTTTTTGATTTACTTGTAGAATTGGTGTGGTTCTTTCTCTAACAATATAAGTAGGTTTTGTTGGTGCTGTTGGATCGTCGTTATAATAATAATCCATATCAGGTGTGTATAAAGCGTTTGTATAAAGATCTCCCATCATATTTCTTCCCCAGATATATTGATGAAAAATACCTCTCCATTTTACATTATTACCTCTCCAATCTCTATTACTTCTAACATGCCAAGTATTTGTTGCGTTGTCATATACTAAAGTGAGCTCTGAAGACATGAATTGAAGAACATAGAAAACGTGACCTTGTTGAGAATATGTATAACCAATTGCATCATCAACCTTTCCACCAGTTTCTGTTTGGATTAGCTGTTCAATTCCTCTGATCGAAATCTTTTTAGGACTTATTCCAGTATTACTCCAAACAGCCACATTTCCAGACTTATCAGAACCCAACCAGAAAATATTTGATTCAACTCTTGTCACAGAATTAGGAGCAACACAACCAATTTCTAAAATACCACCTTCAATTCTCTTCCAAACTTGTGTCTCAAAATCTGTAGAATCATAATGTATTTCTGTATTTGAACTCCCAAAAACCCATAATTGATTGTTTAATTCTTTTATAGCAACAATTACTTCTGGATACCCTTCTTTTGTTGCGAAATCTAAAGGATCCCAAGAAGTTCCATTATTAACACCAGACCAATAATATTCTTTTGTATTTGGTTTGTTTACTAGAAAATAATTATCAATACAAGTACAAAAAGAAGCACCATTTGGGAAGGTATTTTCATCTATTTTTGAGAATGTATTGGTAGCTAAGTCTAAAATATAACCATACTGACCATCTACCAAAAGTAATTCTCTAGTATTATCTGAAAAATTAACTACCCCAGAATATGTCGTAATATATCCTCTAGTAATTCTTTGACCATTTTGAAAGATCTCATCGACATAATTAGAATGACATTGAAATAGTCTTTGATCACTTGTACGATAAAGACCTCTACAAGCATTTCCAGCATCACTTTGTACAGATAATTTTAAACCAGGAACAGACACATAATAACTTTTTACTTTAGATGTTTGTGAAATTGCTGGTTCTACATAAAAATTTCTACAAATCTCTTTACCAACTACATTATATGGAGAAGCATATGGAACATCACCGAACGAAAATAATTGCTGATTTTTCTTCATTAGTTTGATCTACCTGTGATTGGATTAAAACCACCACGGAAACTTTGGAAATCGTTTTGTAGAGAGTTCATTCTTTCAACTAACATTTTCGCTTTGATATGTTTTTCTCCAGAGGAAGCATCAATAATTAAACTCTGGTCAGGTGTCATCATAAAATAAGGAGCAACTTTCAGAGCAACTTTAGCAATAACAGCTTCAATATATTCTCTAGGAACATCAAGAAAATCAGAATAGCTCAAATCATCTTCTGTCATATATCCTTTTCCTAATATTTTGACAGTACTTGTTACGCCGATCTGAGGAAAAAAATGTAAAGAAATATATGGATAATCTTCTCTTAAATAAACGGCATTTGGAATTGCTGCAACATTTGTAACAGGTATTTTTAAGAAATCGTCATACGTCTTTAACAACATTGGATAGTGAATGCTTCCAACAGTTACAATCACAGAATCAATTTTAGAAGGTCTATCTGCAATATCACCAGGAACTCCAGTATCATCAGTTCCAATTGTTATTACAGATTTTCCAGCAATTTCTTTTTCATATAATTTACTCCCAAACCAACGTATAGAAAGTTCATCCATAGTAAATTTTAGAACTTGAAGAATTGTATTTGCATCATCCGGATCCAATGCTTCTCCAGACTGTTTTACTCCAATACGACCGGAAACTAAATCAATTATCTCGGAAATTTTCTTCATTTAAATATCCTTTTCTTGTATTTATTTAAATGTCTTGACAAACGAATTTAAAGATTGTATTATTAAAATTAATGTAGGAGATGTTTAAAAAAAATGAAACGTTGTAATAAAATTAGTCTAGAAAAATGTAAGTATTATTTTGATTTTGATTTGAAAGGAAATTTATATTGGAAAATACAAACGGCCAGATGTGTTCAAGTTGGTAGTTTAGCTGGTGGAAAAAATAAACGAGGTTATTTTAAAGTGATGATTGAAGAAAAATCATATCAACAACATAGAATTTTATATCAACTTTATCATAATATTGAACTTGGCGATGAACTAATAGACCATATTGACAAAAATCCTGAAAATAATAGTTTTGAAAATTTGCGTTTGTGTGATAATTCTGAAAATATGTGTAACCAAAATGCTAGAAAAGATAATTTGTCAACAGGTATTAAAAACATTTATATAAAAACTTATAAACATAGAAACAATAGAAAAGTTTATGTAATTAACATACAAAAGGGATCAGAAAGATTTTCAAAAGATTTTGATTTTAATAAATTTTCTTTAGAAGATGTTATAAAATACAGAGACAACGAACTTGAAAGAATGCATGGACAATTTAAAAATTTAGATAATAAAAAGGCTCCAGAAATTAATCCAGAGCCTTAAAGATTTTAAACCATTTTATAGATTAGCGCACACGGCAAACCCACTCTGGACGAAGAACCTTGATACCTACGAGACAGTCAAGACGAGTAACATAAACGTTGTTAATGCTATTCCAATCTCTACTGTAACGAATATTAAGTTCGGTCGCGTCCCCGGATTCCTGACTCATCTTATCAGTACCCTTTGGCATACTGAGTTTTGGAGAGGCCATTGCGATTGCAGACTTGTGAAATACCAATCCTTCCTGACCAATGGTTGCAGAAGTATCAGAATAACCCTTAAGCTCAAGAATGCCAGTAACACCAACACAGTTCTGATATTCTCCAGAAGTGATAATTGCGGGAGAGATTACAATAGCCTGAGCAGCAGAAGTGGTAGATGCAACAGCTTCACGAACAACATATTGCTGAACATATGGAGTCTGACCGCCAATGAGAGGGTTATAGTTATAAACTTTACCGTTCACACCAGATAGAGTAAATACGTCACCAGCAACAAATGTACGACCAGCAGTCAAACCAGAAACAGACAATGTGGTGGTTTCTGCCCAACCAGATGTCAAAGCACTTGCGATGTTAGCAATCTCAAACTTACCAGCGCCACCAGTCCAAGCAGTTCCATCAGTGTGAGTAGGACTTGTATTGCTTTCACTAAACTGAATTCCTGCAAATGTACCGATCTTACCCTTACGATAAATGTCAGAAATTTCCTTCTGAGCATTAAAGAGACTCATCTGAGCATTTGACAAAGAACGAGTGTGTTTTGGGGTTAGAATACCATATACTTCTGAATTCTGTGGCATTGAAGAAGCGTCAAGCAATTCCTTTGCAGCAAGAATGGTGTCAGAAATAATTGGGGTACCGTACTGACCAACCGACCAGTGGCAAGATTCTTGGACCTTTCCATAAAAATACTTGTCAATTTTTACTGCTAACTGAGAAACAGCCTCTTCAATAAATCTTTCAGAGAACTTTTCAATACGAAGAGTCATATCAGCTTCAGAGAAATATAGGGGAGTCAAGAAAGACTTGTCGATAGTAAGATTAACCTGAGATTCGAAAGGTCTGTTGCCTACCCAAGTCATATCATCTTCAAGAATGGTTGAAAGAACTGGTCTACGAACTCTGAGAGTGTCGCCAATCTGATCAGCTTCCTTAGCAAACATTGAAGAATATTTCCAGTCACCCATAGTAGAAAGTACAGCATTTCCTTCCAACTGCATGATCGACTCTTTGGTGATGATACTATTAGTTAGATGATTTAAATTTTGATTAAGAGCCATTTTATAGAACCTTTTGCATAAAGCAAATTAGAAAACACAATTAGAAAAACAATTTGAAATTTTGAAGCTTCAGATTACTTTTCCAAATTTTTGCTTCTACAATTCGGAAAATATGCTCTATTTTTTAACGAAGATAGGACTTCTGGAATTATTTATAAAAGTCACTAAAAAACAATTTAGAAACAAAAAAGACTCATATTTCTACAAGTCTTTTTAATTTATTTTATATGGTTATTCAGAATTATCTTTGTTTTCTTCTCCACTCCATATATTCTTTTGTAGACATTTTAGAAAGAGCAGCATTTGAATAGTTTGTGGAAGTTGTTGAAGTGCTTCTGATGTTTGGACTTCCAGCAGATTTTGTTTGCATTACTGGAATATCTTTTACTGGTTCTTTTGCAACTTCTTTTGGAGACTCTTTTTGGAAATTTCTATTATCGTACTTTGCTGAAATTCTTCCAATTTTTCTCAAAGATTCTGTAGGTGTCATCTTGGAAAGTTCTTCGATTAGTCCTTTCTGAGTTGCCAATTCCCACAAAAGCCAAGGTCCATTATCATCTTCCACAATACTATCCTGAATATATGCTGGAATCTGATCAACATATTGTCCAACGTGTTTTGCAGCTTCAGATACTTCCGGATTTTCTTTAATTGCTTCAGACATTCTTGTAGAAAATGTTTGAAGTTTCTTTGATTGAATTTCTTGGAATCTTTCTTGTTCACGTTCAATTCTATGTTTCTCTTCAAGTTGGTTTGTTATAAATGTTACTAACTGTTCGTGATAAGCTGGAATAGGTTGATCCATATCAATATCTTCAATTTTAGTAATCTTTTTAACAGTCTCTTGAACATTATTATACTTAGCTAATTCCTTTTCAATTTCGTATCTTCTCTGCATTTCCATATTCTTTTCTGCAACAACTTCAGAAAATCTATTATATGGAACAGTTTCGGGGAGTTTCTTTTCAGCTTTCCATGGCTTATAAACTTCTTCAACTGGTTTTTCAATAACTTCAGAATTATCGTTTTCTACATTCTCTATAACTTCTGGTGTATTATTTTCAATCTCTTCAACAATATTATTTTCTTCTGACATTTTTATCCTTTATGTTAACGTCTTTTTTTGACGGTTTTTAGTATTTATTTCTCTATGGCGTTAATTAAATTTGTAGGGACTTGTACTGAAAATATATCCGAAACTACTCTTGAAAAAATATGATTCTTTGATCCTTTGTCACCCTTTAAATTAACAAGGACACAATATGTTTTTTCGTCAACTGGATCATATTCAGAAATATACTTAACAATAATATTATCACCATATATTTTTGAAAAGTACTCCATACAATCATCAAATTTAGAACAAGGAATACTTTGATAAAACTTTGTTAATTCTAATGGAGAAAAAGTATGAACAATTTCTTTTATCTCAATTCCATCAACATTATTTTTAACAATATCATAAATTCCATTTTCAACACAAGCTAAAATCTTCTCATTAAACAAAATTGGTTCATTCAAAATATCTTCTAAAGTCTTCATAAGCGACCTCCTAAAATAAGTCAAAAGTATTTATAAAAAAGACCCTTGAAGGTTTAGTTTCAAGAGTCAGTTATAGGAGGACAATGCCACGGGTAAACCCGATCCATATATATTTATATTTTTAATTTGTTTTTAATATATTTCTCCAAGATCATTTTGAATTATTGTTGGAAATTCTTGAAAAGCATCTATTGGTAATTGTGTTTGAAAATTTTGAGCAGCCTTAGCCTTTTCAATCTCCAATTCTACCATTTTCATTTTCAAATTATATTCCAACTCCAATTCTTTAATCTTCATATCATATTCTGCCTTGATTCTGATTTGATTTTCTTCAGATTCATTATTAATACTTTCTGATTGTAACTTTCCAGAATTTTGAAGTTCGATTTTCTGCATTTCAACTTGAGACTTTTGTTGGAAATTTTCTTGTAACATTTGATTTTCTTCAATAGCTTTCTGTAAATTTTCAGTGGTTTGTTTTAATACATTTCCCATTTGTTCAAGTTTCTGCGACATTAATATCATAGTTGTTTTAGGATCTTCGTCAGTCTTTTTGAGAGCTTGTATTGGAGGAGGAAGCATTGCAAATAATCTGTCAGCTAGTTCTTCACTCTCCTTAAAATCCATGGACCGGACTAAGATATCTGCCCCGATTGTTGACATTTGTGGATTTGCTTTTGACATTTCCAATAACATTTCTCTGGTTTCTGTACGTTGATCTTCATAATTAGAACCTGTTGAAATTGTTACTGAATATTTACCAGACAAATCAATCATCTTTCCTTCTTCATTTGGAATCATAATATCTTTGGAATTTAATTGACCATCTATTCCTATGATTTGTTGTGTGTGAGGATGATTATAAAAATATGGAATAAGATCAACAATAATTTTTCCAGCATGTTTTATAGCTCTATTCAAATGATCCACCCAAACAAATGTGCCAAGATTCTGTTGAGCAAGTTGTAGTTTGATTGCTTTTCCAGATTGTGTTGCGGGAATATCTTGAAGAGGATCACGAATACCAATTGTGCTACGAATATCCATATCCAAACGATTAATACTATCAACATATCCAATTGGGGCTGGAGGAGGATCTAGTCTTTGTGGTACAGCTTTTCCGTCATGATATGGAAGATATGGATAGTTCTTTGTATTCGCATTATTCCAAAGATCTTTATACTCACCAATAGCCGCATCAGAAGCGATATATGGAGCCTTTGCATTTTTAGATACAAAGTCAATAGCCTCACTTTGCATATAATTTAATGTTCTCTGATAATCTTTAATGTCTCTGATAATTGATTTAAAATGTCGCTCACCATTTACAATAACATCTTCACCAACAATAAAAACATAAGGAATATATTTTCCTTTATAACCACCATTTAAAACACTTGAATCAATAACTTCATTTCCATTCAAGATGTACCATTCTACCTTTTTATTTTCTTTTTTCCAATATTCTAAAACAGTAATTGAATCATCTTTGAACCAATTTTTTGTATGAGGATTTCTTGAAGTTGTTTCAATGTCTGGGTACTTTCTTTCAAATTCTTTCTTTGACATACTCTTTTCATGAAACAAAAAAGTCATGTCACTAAAGTCTGGTTTTGTTGAGAGTGGATCTGGAAATACACTTGTTGGTTCAAATATTCTTTTTATTTTTATAGGTTCATCGTCATCATCTGTTTCATCATAATCTACACAAATTTCAAACACACCAATTCCACCAGCAACTGCATCTTGAAAAGCACAACTATAAATGTCTTTTGCATTGCTCTCGTTCTCAATCTGTCTAACAATTCCTGCAATGGCTTCTGCACTATCTTTTTGAGAATTATCTTTTGCAGTAACTTTTATAGCTGGAGTTTCTTTCATACTACTATTAACAACATATCGAATATTCTGTACGCATTTGTTAAAGACTGATACTGTACGATTTTCAACACGTCTTTGGGTAACTGTTCTCGCGTCCCACTGATCACCAAAAAGTCCAAAAGACCTATCGCTGGTAGATTCTTCAAAAATCTCTTTCCATGAATTTCTAGAGCTATCAAAATTTTCAATAGCCTCTTCAAAAATTTCGTTTAGATCTGGTAAATTTTCAACAGGCTCTTCAATATTTTCTTCACTATAATTTTCAAAATCCATTTATAGATATCCTTTTTATGTATTTATTTCAAAGAGGTTTATTAATGATTTCAGAAGATTTTTAGAAATATTAAATGGTAGAAGTATTAAAAACATTATCCATTTTGAAGTCATATTTTTTAACAGGCTCCACCAAACACATATATCTAAAAGCATCTGCACCATTTGAATAAGTATCGTGAACTGGATCTGTGTAAGTGTCTAGAGCCGCATTATATCTTCTTCTGTAACTTGTCAAACATTCTATAAGTCTTTCACAATGATCTTTTGAAAAATAAACTTTATCAAACATTCTTCTTGCACAATCAATTCCTTCTTCTATACTAATTCTTTCTAAACATTTTACTTTTTTAAAACTTTTTGAAACTGTCTCGAAAACAGAAAACTTAAACTCAATTCTATGTTGGTTTGCGTCGTGTGGTAAAATAATAATTGCATTTTCATATTTTTTTTGTTTCAACCAATCTATATAAAAATTAATATCTTCACCATTATTTTCATAGTAATCAAAAATATGTCTCTCTCCATTTACCATATGAAAAAGAATTATGGCTGTGGTGTCATTTCTACCAAGGTCAAATGCAGCATAGTAGTCAGAGTCTTTTAGAAATTGAACTTTACAATATCTTTTTTCTGAATACATCTTTGAAATTTCTTTTTTATAAATCGCTCCATCAACAGAATCATATGCATCCCAACGACCATATAATAACGCGTTTCTTTCATCTTCTGGCAACATCATCAACTGCGCTCTATAGTCGCTTCCAAGATGAGGATTGTCTGAGAGTGTTGCTGAGATATATTCGACAAGTTTTTTTACAGTCTTTTTGTCACCATTTTCGTCGTCTTCTTCTATATCAGTCTCAACATAAAATTTTGTAGATTCTCCTAAAGAATTTATTTTGAAAGTATTTCTTAACCACTTGAAACGAGAAGGATTACATGTTGCTCGGAAATAACATTTTAAACCATGTGAAGAACGTAATCTTGACAAACAATATCTCATAACTTTATCAGAATTATATGCCCCAATTTCTTCGCAGCAAATATATTGGTACTCTTTTCCTTGTATCTTGTCACAGTCTTCGATAGTATCCATGCTTGTGAACTGAATCTGAGCACCTGAAGGAAAAAACCATATCATTTTCGTGTTATTGTATGAAGCACCTGGACAAACTTTTTTGAAAATTTCTTTTGATTTGTCTATGATATCTGATAATTCTCTATAAGTTTTTCTGTATATAAGTGCTCGATAATGATACAATGAAATTCTTGGACCAAACTTTTCGTCGTTTAACCCAAGACAGTCCAAAAGCGCAGCCCAGCTCTTTCCCGATCCTGCACTCCCTCCGTATAAAAGTATGTCGGCATCACTTGATAAAAAACGCATTTGTTTGTCTGTTGGTGTGATTATTTCCGACATATTTTTATAAAACTACCTTATACAGAACTATCTAAAAATGGTTTATATATTTTTTCCGATACTTCTTTAGCAGACTTCTCAACTTCACTCTCAAAAGTAGCACATTCTTCTGCAATAAAATCTTTAGGTCTTTCACTTTCCAATTTTTCTTCAAACTTTTTACGATCCTTTACCATCTCCTTATAACTCTTTTTCAATTTCTTTTGATATAACTTTGAAATTTCTACTATATAACCAACTACTGTAAAAGGATCATAATAATCTTTTGCGTCAAGTGCCTGTGAAATGATGGTTTGTAAAGAATTGTGAATAAAAATCTGAAGTTCATCAAAATTTTCAGGAACCTCTTTCACAACATCAACAAAATTATTTTCAATATTTTCTTCTGACATATATTCCTTTTGTTTTTACGACTTTCTGTGTCGGTGTGCAAATATTTATGTAAAGTATTTCTGAAAGTGTTTGTGAAGGTTGTTGTGAAATATCTTTGAAAATCCTCTTCTAAACCCTTGCCAAATTCCCTTCTTTTTTCTAGACTCTTTCACAAAATTTTTCACAAAAAACTTTCAGAAATTTAATTCATATGTTTTTGGTAGGATTAAGAATTAAAGATATGTTTATCCAGATATATTTCATATGTTTTTGGTAGGAATTTGAGAAATATCTTGTGAAACTCCCTTGACAAACCATTTTAAAAAGACTATATTAAAAGAAGCGATCCAGATAAAGTTTTTGGAGATCGCTTGGTAAATACTTTTTTGGGGGAATTTTTATGGATTTCGGAGTAATTTTGTTGTTGGTATTTTTGGCAGTATCTTTTAAAGTGATTTTTTGGGTTGTTGTTATAGCTCTCTTTTCGAAATGGTGATAAAAAATTATTAAAAAACTCTGTAAAAAATTTGTTTTCAATCATATTTTAAAAGGAGTTTTAGAAAATATTTTATAGAAAAGTTTTAAGGTGCGTTTCATGAACTGAAGCGTTTCAGATTTTCGTTAAATATCTTACCGGTAAGAAATTGCGGTAAGAAAATATATCAACATATCTAGATACGTTTATATTCAACACATCTAGATCATTAATTCCTGAAACATTTCTCTGAACTGAAACGCTTCAGATTTTTCAGGATGCTTTTTTGATGCGGTTTTTGATATCTTTTTTTGCGAGTATGTCTTTGTTAATCTCATCGCAAAAATCCTGTAACAAACTTTTATCTTTCTTAACAACTTTTTCTTCGCAATATCTTTTCAAAAAATTATCAACTGTCCTTTTCATCTGGCTCTCCTATATGTCATACAAAAGTATTTATATAAAAAACTTCTTCCTAAAAGAAAGATTTATAAAAACTATATAAAGACCAAGATATCCTTTTAGAACGCAAGAATTCTATTTTAGCGTACACGATCTTCAAAAAACTGCTAAAAATCGTGTTTTTTGAAAATTTTTGATCTAAATATTTATATACAGGTAGGACAAGCTGGAGAACAAGGATCTCAAAAAAGACCTTGACAAACTCACCACTTTGGAGTATCTTGTATATGTCGGGAGGCGAGTTTGGGGTAGGTTCCTCAAAAAAGCACTTGACAGGGCAGTTTAAAGTTGTTATACTATAAGAACCGGGGAAACCCACTTACACACAAAAGGACGGACATCATGAAGGACACACACACAAAGACCGAAGGCATCTACACCATCACAGGCAAGCGCTGGACAAAGGCTGGACACGACCGCATGTACATCACCATCGACATCGAGAAGGATGGACACTCGTATAAGGAGCTGTCTAAGGCTGCTGTAGGGTGTCTCTGTGGCGGTGACTGGTGGATCGACATGACTACAGGCGATGTCATGCACAAAGAGATCCCATCAAAGGTATCATCTTGGCATGTCACGGCTATCGAGAAGCTCTGCGCTGAGATGTATACAGATCTCGTCGCGGATGCACAGGAAGCCATCGTAGAGCCTAAGCGCATCATGATGACAGAGGAGATGGCTGAGGATATGGGAGATATGGTGGCTTGGGATAGAGCACAGATGGATACTGCTGATGACGTATATGAGGGAGGAAGCACTGTAGGGGTGTCATATGCAGATCTTATGGTCACCTATGATGTCATGGATCTCGTCGCGGATGCACAGGAAGCTCCAAAAAGTCGTATCATCAAGAGTGTGGACGATCTTGAGTCGTGGGATATCGACAACCTCAAGATCATGATACATAGATGGATCATGGATACCGACTATGCTACAGATGAGGATGATGCAAAACGCTGGGATCTCACTTTAACCATCCTCAAAGATCTTATCAAGGCTGGTGTATATGATATGTGTGCTCCAAAAGCTGGCAAAAATTTTATCAAAGATCTTATCAAAAAGTACACATCAAAGACCGAAGACACTCAGATCGACGCGAATTATCTTAAGGAAGCCAAAAAAAGACTTATCGAAAAATTTGAACATTTTGACGATCACAAAGAAATCGAAGTTTATTTTTCCGACGAGTCTCCTAAAAAGTTTGATAATAAAGTAAAATTAATCCAACATTTTTATAAGTTTTTCCAGGATTTTTATAGCTCGATGGAATACACTCTACAAAACAAAATTGAAGGAAAAACCCCATATGATAGTTTTGTTTTTGATGTTTTGAGACACTACGATTTTTACGAAGTTTGATATAACTTTTGGTGGGAGTTGGGTGATGGGTTTTTTGTCCTTTCTCGTCACAAACCTCCAACTCCCACCTTCACTTTTGCTAGGACACACAGGAAATTTTTAAAAGGAGAAATTTATGCAGAGTATAGAAAGTATGAGATTTGAGCATGAGACTTCCAAAAGACTTAAAGAGATGGAAGCTAAAGTTGATATAATTTTGTTGATGTTGCAAGAGATAAACAAAGAATTAAAAAAGGAGATTAAAAGATGAAAAGTTATACAATTTCAGAAAAGTTAGCTTTGAGAGACATGCCAAAAGAAGCTGTCACCAAAATTATAGACTTTTACATTAGAAGATTTTTTGAAAAGTTCTCTATAGATGGATCGAAGAGATTTTATTGGGAAAGTTATTATATTTTTGATAAGTATTATAAAGGAGAATTCAAAAACACAAAAGATTTTCAAAAGTACTTACAAAAAAGTTACACACAATATCTTAATCATTCTGAAATAAATTGTGTGTAACTTTTTTGTAAGTACTTTTGAATGAAAAATGTGAAGGAGGACAAATATAAAAGTCGGAATTTGGAAAAAATGCCCACCTTCACTTTTGCTAGGACACGCGCACACACAGGAAATTTTTAAAGGAGATTAAAAGATGAAAATGAGTAAAAAATATCAACTGTACAATTTAACCTCAGATATTTTCGCAGTATCTTTGGAAATCAGCAAAAAAATTTGTAAAGATAAAATTTACAAAGAATTCGAAAATATTATGATTCTTAAAAATTGTGAATGTTTTATAAAAAGAAACTGTATAAATTTTAAGATCTATAAACATTCGCAGTTTTTTGAAGAGTGTATGTTGATGAGTCATAATTTTTGTGTTAGCCGAGATTTAGATATAGAGAGATTGCAGAAAAGATGACAAAGAGCAAGTACACACCCATACACAGGGGTCATACACAGGGGTCCAAATCGCTCGGAAGCGGCATGGTGTGCGGGTTTCAAGCGATTTTGTCTCTTATACACACCCATACACACCCCAGTCAAAATTTCAAAAACACATCCTTCTTCAAAGTTTCTTCAAAAAACTTAAAGAAAAAATTTTTGAAAGTTGATTTTGGTATGTGTATGGGTGTGTATAGCTCGGAAGCGGCATGGTGTGCGGGTTTCGAGGCAGTGGACCCCTGTGTATACCCCTGTGTATACCCCTGTGTATGGGTGTGTATAGCTCGGAAGAGAAGTTTACAGATCATCAAACTTCATCACGCGCAGCAAGGAATTTTTGAATTTGATTTGTTATAAATAATTACAAGTGTGTACCAGACACGAAAATAGTTTGACTTTGTTGCTCCCTAAAGATTCCGATTTACTGGTACTAGATCGGGCCAACATCTTTAGGGAGCTTGTTTTTTAGAGAAATTTTAGACTATATGTCGAGGTACCAGCGAATGAAAGAGATTGCACAAGAGATTAATAACAAAAACATCACGAAAGTAGACAATAAGTTTTTTGTTAATGGAAAAGAGACTGATATAACAATTATTACTATGTTGTTGCAAAGTAATAATAAATTGAAGACATTTTCGGAGATAAAACTTCAAGAATTAATTGAAGATCATTTTTCAGAAACAGTTTTTGAAGTTTCTGATGATAAGATTGTTAAAGAAAGTATGGGAAAGGTTGAGTTGACTTTAAACGATTTGGGAGAATTTACACCAGACGATAAAACAAATTTATCAGAATATTTTAGATGGTGTAAAACTCAAGATGGACAAGTGATCTATCATGTAGTAAAAAACAATTTATTTTATAAGATTCCTCAAACTCTTGCTGGAAAGTTTTTGTTGAGAGAAGTTTTGGAATATACTGATTTACACAACGAACTTTTAGTATCTTTTGAAAATTTACTAAGAAGTTGGAAAAAAACAATGATCGAAATTGCTAACAGAAACTTTGATGAATTAGATGCTTGGATTTATCAAAACATTCCACAAATAATTTTACAGAATTTTGATGTTTCGTTAAGATATAAAGAAGTCAACAACAACGAAAGAAAGATGAGATTTTATCAGTATGTTGAAATCACAAAAAACCAGAAGAACATAACATTTTTAGAATATATTGAAGAATTATTTGAAACATATGGAACTGCTGTAATCAAACAATCACAAGAACCAAAATTATATGCAAACAGCCTAGAAACTCCAACATATCATTTTTTCGACACTAAACCTTTTGAAATATCTGATAAAGTTGAGTTGTCTGAGAGTTGGAAAGAAGCATTGAGCAAATATGATCAAGACGAACAAGATATACTTTTGGCTTGGATATGGGGAGTTTTTTACGAACCAAATAAAACTCGCGCTGCTATGTATAACTATGACCCAGATGGATATAGTGGTAAAAGTGCTATGGTAAACGCGCTAAGTGACATTCTTGGAAAACAATGTGTCGCTTACTTACAAAAAGATTCTCTAAACAATCAATTTTCTATGGCAAAATTGTGGGATAAAAGACTTACAATTTTCGGAGATAGCAAAGACCAAAGGATTATACAAAGAGATAAAATACATATTTTACTAGGAGGTGATTCCGCAGACGTTGAGGAGAAAGGACAAAAAAGTTTCTCTAAAAAAATGTCGTCTAAACTTTGGATTAATTCAAATGTTTTACCTATATTTAATTCAGATGCAACACATGAAGATTCAAGAATTATTATTATTCAATCGAAAATGTCAGAAATGGTTTTAAAGAAGTTAGCTTTAAAAGACGAAAATGGAAATATCATGAAAGATTCTTATGGAAAATTAATTATGTTAGGTGACCCAAATTTTACACAGAATCTTTGTATAACATCAGCAACAATGCTACCAAACGCATACCAAGCATATAAAAGATTATGTCCTACAAATGCTGATTTTATCATTCCAGAAAGCGTTAGACAAAATAATAGAAATATACAACCTGTAGAAACAGAAATATTTGAAACAATCTTCGAAAATCTAATTGTATTAGACTCAGACGAATTTTTATTATCATCCGAATTATACAAACATTTTCTCAGGTTTACTTCAAATAATGAAGAATTTAAATCTTTAGGAAATAGTAGAGATTTTTCAGAATTTGTATCTCAGTATATCGAAAAAAATAGAAAGTTCAAAAAAGTAGAAACTAAAATTGACGGAAAAAGAGTTAGAGGATATAGAGGGATTAGATTAAAAAATGACAAAGAAACCCTTCAAGAAATCGGTATAACAATTTCAGATGAAGCCCTCACGCGCAGCACAGGAAACTTTTTTAAAAAACTTGGAGGAATAGAATAATGAAACCTAATACAATTTCTCTAGATGATTGTAAAGAATATTTTTATGTAGAAGATGGAATTTTACATTGGAATTTAAACACTGGAAAAATGAAAAAAGGAGATGTTGCTGGGACTTTCAATTTCTCTTCCAACTACTTCCAAATTAGATTAAAAAACAAAATTTACAGCAACTCAAGAATAATCTACCAACTCTATCATAACATAACACTTGACCCAGAACAAGAAGTTGACCATAAAGACGGAAATCCTAAAAACAACTCATACAAAAACCTAAGAGTCTGCACAAGAGCACAAAACTCAAGAAACAGAAAAACACAAAAAGATAACAAACTAAAACACAAAAACATATCAATTTACTTAGATTCAAAAGGTTATAAAATATACAGAATCCGAATTAAAAAAGATGGAAAAATATATAAAAAAGATTTCTCCTCACACAAATTTTTATTAGAACAAGTTATAGAACACAGAAATAAAATGTTGAAAGAGTTGCATGGAGAATTTGCTAGATACATATGATAAAAACCACAGAAATGCCTCTAGGAACACTCTGGAGGCGTTTTTGTTGTGGGGGAGTGGTGTTATGTCATTTCTAGGTAAGTTGTCTAGAAGGTACTTTAAAATGACACTACACGCGCACCCACAGGAAAAAATTTTAGAAAGGATCAGTTTAGAGAATTAATATAAATAAAAATGTATAGGTAGGAGATTAATATGGTATCACAGTTTATAAAAAATAGATATAGTAATGATTTGATTTGTGGAAATGTAGATATCTTAAAAATGATACAAAATCCATTATCAAAAAAGAAAGAAGATTGTCCACTTTGGAATTTTATAACAATTAAAGAAGGATCTGATAAAAAAAGAAAGCAAGAAAATTATGATGAAATACTTGCTTTGATATTAGATTTTGATAATAATGTAACAATAAAAGAATTTCAAGACAATTATTCAAAATTTAATTATTATCTTTACACAACAACATCGCATTCAAAAGAGCAAGATAAGTTTCGTGTTATCGTTCCTATCAAATCTCCTATCAAGTATTCATTTTTTCATTCTAGTGAGGTTTTGGAGGCTCTTGGATCGTTTTTTGTACATATTGATATTTCCAGCTTCAGTAATTTTCACAACCTCCCTAATAAGCCTCTAGACCCATCAGATTATTACTGGTTTTTTAATGATTCTTCTGAGTTTTTTGAATTTGATATTTTAAATGATGATATTAAAAAAATTGCTAGAAAAAATGAATTAGAAAGAAAGAAAAATGCGACTAGAGGACTTGGTAAAAATTATAGTTCTGAGATGTCTGAAAGTGCTAGAGTTGCATATAAAAGAGTTGTTGAATCAAATTTAGAAAAAGAATTTTATGAGATTCCATCAAGTAGAAGTGGAGATAGATTTTTTATTTTGCGGAGCTTTATAGGAAAAATGATGAAAGCGAAATATCCAGATAACGAATATATTTTTGATAAGTATGAAATTGAATCACTGGTTTTTCAAAATTGTGCTGATAAAGCTGTTAGAAATGTTATTGAAAGTTTTTGGAAAGGGAGGTGAATGATGTATAAAGAAGATGAAATCGGATATTTGTTTGATGTTTCGTATTATAACATGTTTTCAAATAAATCATATTTTCATATAATGCCAGGAAGTATGGGTTTTTATGATGACGGAATGGTTAAATATAAACTTATAAAAACAGTTTGGGATCCAGATAATTCGATATTTACAGACAAATACAAATATATTGTTTTAACTAATATTTTATATCAGTACAACAAAGGAGGTGAATAAAATGAATGATGAATTAGATCTTAATAAACTAGAGGCGACAATTGTTTTTAAAGAAAGATATTTAAAAGAAGATGAGATTGTAGAAGAGTTAGAGAAGATTAAGGATAAGTTGGACAGATTGTTGAAAATATTTGAAAAAGGAACTGACTAAATATTTGTGTGAGGGATGTGCTTAACTCTCACACTTGATGTCCATGTATTGTTAACCTCCTCGTAGAAAGAAACCCAGGATCGAATAATCTTGGGTTTTTTTGTTTCCATAAATACTTTAGTAATACTGATTAGGAGGATTACGCAATGATAACAATGATTTTTGGATTAATTATTTTAGGTTTTTTGATTTTTATTAGCAAATCTCAGCATGAATATTTTAAATCTTGTAATGTTCGATATAGAGATTTTAATTTTAGAGAATATACAAAAGAGCAATATGCAAAATTATTGGTTGGTAACTTTTTGATTGGCACTTTAGTTGATTCTGGTGAAGGTTATATGAAAATATTTGATAATACCTATCCATGTTCATATAAAATGTATCATGATTTAAAAAATAATAAAGCTAACCCATATTATGTTTTTACTCCACATAAAGGAATATATATTGACAAAGACATTGAAGTTACAGAAAAAGATATAAAATACTTTGATAAAAATGGTGTTTGTGTTGGTGGTAATTATGAAAATATATAAACTAGAAGAATTATTGTATCTAAAACTACCTGCAAATAAGATACTTTTAGATACAATTACAAATATGAGTTTATTATATCCTGTCAATAAAAATAATTTAGATAAACTTATACACTATCATATGATAAACAGATTTTTAAAGATTTGATATTCCCAAAAGCTCTCTTAATCGGGGAGCTTTTTTAATTCCCTTGACAAACCATTTTAAAAATCGTATCATTAAGAGATCTAGGAAAGGATATCCATGAAACTCTCAAAAAAACCAATTTTTATATACACCCAGAATGAAAAAAACCCAGAATACAATTTTTATCAATGTTGTCAAGTTCCAGAATTTAAAATTTATGATTATCTTTTGGAATTGGATTTTGATAACAAGGAATATCAAGAGTTTTTCGATCATTTTAAGGAACAGTATCACATTTCCAGAAGACTTTTTACATTTATTTTAGAAGAACTTGTAAAAAATAATGTTAAAGAGTTTGGTAAAGAAGTTGTTGTTGATATGAGTAAAAAACCAATATATATTCCAGGACCAAAAAGAGAGAGAATTCCAAGGTTAATGCCAAAAAACATCAAATTTGTACATAATAGTTTTTACATTCGCATTATGATTAACAGAGTATTTTTAACCCAATATCTCTCTCCGGAACTTGATATTGAAAAGGTGATTGTTGTTAGAGACGAGATGCGAAGACTTGGAAGGACTTTGACTATAAAAGAGCTTGATGTGGTGCTTGGAAGGTGATTTTTTAAAAATGGTTCCTGTAGAGTCAGAAAAGTAAAAAACTCATCACAAAATAAGGCCCACCCCCATGATTTTTGAAAAACGAGATGCGTAAATACATATAGATATTCTTTAGGAGGAATACAAACAATGGTAGAAGCACTGATTGCAACGATGATATTCGCATTATTTTTAGGTTCACTTATAGTATCATTCGGTATTAGTTTAGATAAAGATGGATTTGCTTGTTTGGCATTTCCGCTTTGTATTGTAATATGGTTTGGTATTTTCGTTGGAGTATATGCAGAAAATGAAAAAAACATAACACAAAAACCACAAGTTACATATACACAACAAGTAGATAACAGAGATGAATCGCAATTATTAGAAGAAAAACTTGAAAAATTAAAATCTAATAGAAAGATTGATAGTTTGAAGGCTGAAATTAGTAAGTTAGAAGGAGGAAAGTAAAAATGAAGGATTTTGATAATATTACATTTAAAATTCGCGGTGAAAATGGAGTAATTACAGAGTATACACCAGATGGAAATCGTACAAATACTTCTACAACAGACACTTACACAATTAATATTTTGGATGTTTATAAGTTTGTTTTTAAAATTATTGATACAAAAGTTCATTGTGATGTTTATAAAAAAGAACATTCTCAAAAGCAGTACAAACTACAATATACAACAAAACAACTTCAAAATAATATTGGTTTAGGTGAGTACAAACTAGAATTTTTTTATGCAAGTGAGTTTGATAATAAGACTAAAAATATTTGTAAAAAGAAAGTTGAAAATTGTTTGAAATTTGATATTAATTCGCTTTGGTAACAACTAATTTTCAATAACATTTTTAAAAACCACCAGGAAATTACTCTTGGTGGTTTTCTGTTTTTATATCATTCTAATTAATCCATAGTTTTCCAGAATCGTTTGCAAAGCTGCTACACGATTTGTTAAGCTATCAGCAGCAGATATTGTTGGAGCAGTACCAGTAAAATTAAACGCGTTTGTTACAGACAAATTTGATATCGAAGCATTTGCAACATTTAGTGTATTTGATATTGTAGTTTGATTGTCTCTAATTTTTATTTTTGGATCATTTAACACACAAAGATCTAACCCAAGATCATTTCCAGAATCATCATTAGAATCTATTTTTGTAAAGCCATCATATGATTGTCTGATTGCAGGAAAATCATTTACAGATAATTTATGAGAGAAATATGCATTGTCTGTTAATGAAGATGTTCCTATAAATGCTTCTTTAACAATTAAATTTCCAGTAAGTGTTCCACCAGACAAAGGAAGATATTTTGTACTAAATTCATCTCCGTTTGAAACCGATCCATCTGCTTTTAAGTATTGTGCGGATGTTCCACCACTTTTTATGAAAGCACTTGCAAGAATCCCAGAATAAGCACCTGTAGACAAACCATTGCAGAAATTATATTGTTTAATTGCTGATGTTGCACCACGATAGTTTATATAAAGCGATTGACTAGATGCAAATCCATTTGATATAGTACATTCATTTCCACCATCTACATTTTTATATCCTTCAAGTTTTCCTACAAAGTTTACTCCAGATACATTTCCAGAAGCACTTACACTAGTACCTTTTAGAAGCCCTGTGAGAGTTCCACCAGATAAAGGAAGGTATGCTGAGATAGTCTGACTAAAACCGCTTGTAGGTGTATATGCTGACAAATCTGAGGTATATGATAGTGTTTTGAGTACAGAGTTTTTGTCACGAATTTTAAGATTTAATCCATCAAAATAAAAATCTCCAGACAAATTTGCAGAAGTACCTAAAGATGTGGAGAAGTTTAAATGTGGAGCCAGCTGATTATCGAAACCTAACAAAATATGACTTTTTACATCGACAGCTTCAACTGCTCTGTCAAAAACTGTGCTCATTGCGACCGATTTTAGATCTCTTGTGTAAATTGTTGACCATTTATTTGAGTTTGACCCTAAATCATAAAGAATAGAATTTATTGGTATTATACTTCCTTCCATATTAATTTTGTTAGCATTTATAGCAGATACATAAAGACTCAAATATGGGAAAAATACTGTACCAAGGTTATATGAATTAGGTGATATTGGACGTACACCAGATGTTACTAAATCGCCTGTAAGAGTCCCACCAGAAAGTGGAAGATAATAATCACCTAAAGTATCTAATGCATAGGAATTTGAATCAATACTTCCATCAGCTTTTAGAAATTGTGTTGATAAGCCACCTGGAATAATGTGACGAGAACCAATCAAATCTCCAGAAGCACTTAGTTGGGATTTTACAAGCAATTGTCCTGTGAGAGTTCCACCAGACAAAGGAAGATATGCAGAAAGTTTATTGTTGTTATTTGTTATCTGAGTCTGAAGGTTTGCTGAGATCGCTGAAGTTGTTGTGGTTAAAGTATATTGAGGTAAATTTGGAATATCTGCTGAAGTTAAATTATATGAAATTAATTCTTTAGATGCATTTGTAGCAACTAATTTAGAAGCAGATAAAGATTGAACAGATAGATTTCCAGTAGCAACATTAAGACCTGTATAAAAATATGTTGCAGAAGAAGAATTTCTATACATTCTCATTTTATTCGATCTAGATGTTCCGTTATCATTACTTGTAAATAACTCAAATGCATCGTTTGTTTCATTGTATCTAAACGTAAATCTTCGGTTTGCTGATGTGGATCCTAGAAAATTTAGATCTCCTTGACCTGCACTTGTTCCATTTGTTCTTAAATTTACATATGCGTTATTAGATGAATTTCCAAATGTTGTAGAACCATAGACATTTCCACCAGACAAATGAAGATATTTTGTCTTAAGTTCATCTCCGTTTGAAACCGATCCATCTGCTTTTAAGTATTGTGCAGATGTTCCACCATTTTTCACGAAAGCACTTGCAAGAATTCCAGAATAAGCACCTGTAGACAAACCATTGCAGAAATTATATTGTTTAATTGCTGATGTTGCTCCACGATAGTTTATATAAAGATTTCCAACACTATTAGAATATCCATTTGCTATAATACATTCATTTCCGAAATCTACATTTTTGAAACCATTTAGATTTCCTACAAAGTTTGCTCCAGATACATTTCCAGACGCACTTACACTAGTACCTTTTAGAATCCCTGTGAGTGTTCCACCAGACAAAGGAAGATATGCTGAAAGTTTATTGTTGTTATTGTTAATCTGATTTTGTAAATTTCCAGAAACTGCACTCACTTCGGTTCTAGTTGTATAATTTGCGGAAAGATTGTTTAATTGATTTTGTAAACTTCCAGAAATTGCTGAAGTTGTTGTTGTGAGAGTGTATGGAGTTAACGAAGAACTTGTAATATAAACATTTGTATCTACACTTCCATCTGCTTTTAGAAATTGTGAAGAAGTCCCACCAATTTTAACAAAAGAATTTGCAGATATATTTCCAGAAGCAGATAAAGGATTATATATTTTTACAAGCGATCCATCATCATTTATAGAAGAATCACCCAAAGACCCAGAAGTTACGAATTTACCTACACGATTGATAGTACCAGCACCCATTCCTGATATAGACTGTTGTGCTAATGTGTTGATTTGGTTTTGAAGTGATGTAGATGAGGTTCGAAGATTAAAATTTGTAGTGTTTATTTGGTCTTGTATATTTGCAGAAACACTTTGAAGGTAATTGTATGTAGAAGCACTTAAATGATATCTTTCTGTTGTAGATCCACCCTGTAATCCATTCAAATTATTATGATCAACAACTTGTGAAGGAATTAAAACTTGATCAGATACATTCTCAACATAACCAGAAGAAGCATTTTCCTGAATTATAATACGACCAACTAGATATCCATGATTTTTTACAACAATTGGTAAATCTGATCTTGGCATTTCTAATTTTGCTGATTCGATATTGTTATAATAGGTTGTTCCAAGAGTGTAAAAAACTTCACGAATATCCCCAATGGATCTGTATAAATATCTGTTTGAAAATTTATTATTTGGAATTGTTTGTAAATTTGTGCCATCATCATATTGAGTATTATTATAAACAGAAGCAGATGAAGAATAGTTCCATACACCACTAGAATGATAAGCCAATGTGAGTTTATCTGTCGAAGAATTAAAAGAAGCAACATTTTGCTGAACAATTCCAGAAAAAACTACAGCAGATGTGACTAAAATATTTCTGGATGATTCGCTTAAAGACAAACCACCATCAACACTTTTTGAATATGGTTTTGTATTTAAAATAGAATGAGCGATTTTATTAGAAAGATTTAATCCTTTTGAATCTCTCCCAATGCTATGTATAATATTACCAATACGCCAACAAATATAAAGGCATACAATATTTGACTCATTAATATTTGCTTTATTTGTTTCAACATAAATTTCTGGAGAACCTGAATTATACTTCGCACATATATAACTTTCAACATTATCTGGAATTGTTAATGTTGCTGGAGAAAACGAATAATTTGTTACAAAACCTCTACCATCAGGATTGTCAAGAAGATATACATTACAAGCAGATATATTAATCGTACCATCTCCATTATCCACCAAATCTCTCAAAAATGGATCCGAACAACCAACAGAAAAACCTAAGACATTTTGATTATCTGAATCTGGAAGAGTTTGAATTGTTGCTAGGTATACTAAAGGTGTCGCTGATGTAATACCGCTTCTGATTGTTAAAGTAACTTCATCATCCTTGAACCGTAAAAAATCTGTGGTAACAACATCTAAGGAAACTGGCTGCGAAAGAACCTCAAGATAATCAAAGCTGTATATGTCTTTGTCAGTCCAAAGCCATGTACCACCAAGTTCAACAAAATTTTCGTTTATAGAGTTCACTAAGTCGGCATTAATTCGCATTTAAATATCCTTTTCTTGTATTTATTTTAAATGTCTTGACAAGCGAGTTTAAAGATGGTATACTAATATTTGAAGAAAAGGATATTTAAATGAAAGGAAAACAAATAACAATTGATCTAGAACTATGTAAACAATTTTTTTATTATGATAATTTAGGAAATTTATATTGGAAAGTTAATAGAACACCAAAATTATGTAAAAATACTATTGCTGGAAGTTTAGATAAATCAAAATATATACAAGTAAAATTATTTGGAAAACTTTATAGTGTACATAGAATTTTATATCAACTCTATAATAATGTTGAATTAAATGAAAATGATATAATAGATCATATAGATGAAAATAAACAAAATAATAAACGAGAAAATCTTAGAATTTGCGATAGATCTGAAAATGGTATGAATAGGAAAGTTCAAAGAAATAACAAATCTACTGGTATAAAAAATATATATAGATTTTTTGTAGATTCTTATGAATATTATTATATATTAATAAAGAAAAGAAACATAAAATTTTCCAAACTTTTTCGTACAGACAAATATACTCTAGAACAAGTTATAAAAATTCGAGATGAAAAATTAAAAGAGATTCATGGAGAGTTTCATAATCTTGGTTAAATTTTCTTAATAATCCATTTGTAATTCGATCCGTCGTATACACATTTACAGGTAAGTTCATTGTAATCAGTTTGTGTTCCAGTTTCTCCAACAATATTTCCAACACTATTTACATTCCAACTTATTCCAGAAATTACTCCAAGAACTGTTACAATGCGTCCACGATAATCAACTGAAGGATTTGGTAAAGTGACAGTGACATATCCTTGAACGCAAATTGTATCATCGCTATCTGCAACTGTATAATTTGTGTTTACGTTGGTTTGTTTTCTCCAAGAGTTTGCAGTAGAATTTATAGAAACTACTTTACCTAATGTTGGATCAGTAATTTCGGTAAACTTAATCCCAGAACCAGCACGGATCTTATTTTTAAAGAAACCTAAAACTGGATCTGTATTATCTAATTTAATTGTACCAATTTCAATCCCACTTAATTGTCCAGAAGAATCGGTAATAAGCTGTTTTGATTTAAACTTGTCCAGAATAAATGCTGAAGAATTAAAGATTGCACGATAATTTGATTGAAGTTGTTGGTTGAGAATTAGAGATTTTGTCCCAAGATTAGTTGCAACAGAAGGATCACCAACAATCAAATTTGCAGAAGTTATATAAAAATTACTTCCAACGAATGTACCATAACTATTATCAGACCCAATTTGCAAAACCCCTTCTACTGATTTAATTGTTGCAGCATCTCCTAAACCAAAAGAAATACCAGACCCTTGATAATAACCAGTTTTCCCAGTAACTTTCAAAATACTATTATCATCTACAACCTTTACAGAACTAGTTTCAAAAGAATTAGCAGAAATTGAGTTTGCAGACATTGTGGGGGAAGTTATAGATCCAGTGAAGTTTGCCCCAGATAAAGCCGCATAACCACTTAGAGAGATCTGTGTGGCTGTTACGCTTAAAACTCCACTTCCATCAATTGCCAAACCATTTCCAGAAATTTTTACACCACCTAAAACTGAAGAAGAAGCAATTGGTAATGTATAAGAAGAACCAATTTCAGTATTTGCTCCAAGAGATCCTTCAATCCAATTAGCAGTCTTAATAACAATACCATTTTGATCCTTTAAAACGAATGTGTAATATCCACTAGTAAGGTATATTGTTGGAAGATAACCATATGAGTCTAGTTGTATAGGATGAGTATGAGGATTTAATAATTCATGATCTTTATATAAAGGTTTTGGGATATTCGACAGATTCTCACACGCTGACAAAGTACCATTACTCAAAGGATTACCTAAAGCATCACGAAATTGAGCAAACCAAAATGGAGGTAGATATGACATTTAGTAAATCCTTTTTAATTGTATTTATGAAAAAATGATAAAAGAAAAGCCCTCAATTAAGAGAGCTTTAGATTATAGATTAGCTGTTTGCTTTCTTAACTCTAATCAAAGCACATTTACCAAATAAAATTGAATTTATCCCAGCACCAGCAGTTACCGCTAATTGTGTACCTGACAACAAACTTGCTGGAATTGTAAAAATTCTTGACAATCCTCTAATCCAATCACCATTCATAGGACCTATATTAGCACCAGAACCATATGAACCAAATCGTTTTGAGTCAGTTACACCAGCAGATGTTCTTAAATAAACACCAGCAGCATAAATTGTACTTGTACTAGATCCAGATAAACATGTGACATCACACCATAATCTACACAAATCACCAGCAGACAATGACTTTCCTGGAGAAAATGCACTTTGTAATAATCTTCCACCATTGGCAGTTGCAGATAAACCTAATCTTTTCTTTTTGTAAATATCAGGGGTTCCGCTCAAAAGAACAGCAGAAGCAAATTGCCAACCAGAAGGTTTATGTGGATCAATCTCCATAACAACTTCTCCAAAATCATATGGATCTAATGATTTAGGTGGTCTGGCAAAATTATTCACGACTTTCTCAAACGCATTAATCGCAATAGATGTACCAGTCTCATTTAAATGAATACCATCTAATGTATATCTTTCTGGAGTAGGAACACCAACACCAAATTGTTTGTATGTATTTGCGTGCATAACAAGGCCAGGATATTCTAAAGACAACTCATCAAAAAAATCTCCTAATCTATCATACTCAATTGTACTATCTTCTCCAGAAGTAACATGAGAAGTTATCAATACAACTTTAATTCCTCTAGACAGTAACTGATTCTCAACAACATCTCGTATAGAAGATTTTATAGATTCTGCTGTTCCACCTGAAGTTAAATTGTTTGCTCCTGGTCTAACAAAAGCATAATTTATATGAGGCATATTTGTCCCAGATAAATCAGCAGTTATCTTAGTAGCACATTGTTCCCAAACAGTTCCAGCAACTGCACCATTCCACACTAAATTAAAATGACAATTATATTTAGAGATCATATGTCTCCACCAACCATCAGTATATTCAACAGAACCATTAGTAGATGATGTTTCTAATAACAAATTTACTTCTGATGTTGAACATCTTCTATCGCTAGATGATCCCCAGATACCACACATCAAACCAGTTCCTTGAGAAACATCTGAAAAAGAATTTACATTACTAGTGATTTCATATGAGCCAGTGCTTAAACTTTTATTTTGTACCGAACTAAAATCTTCCCAAGAAACAGGTTTAACTTTCACCTTCAGATTATTACTAGAATCTATATAAGCGATAGTAGTATTTTTATCAGATCCTGTAACATTTATAATCTTTACTTGCTCGCCGTCTAAAGTTGTCTGTACAAAATCCATTATAAAGATACTCCTGTTGCAATTGTTAAAATTCTGGAATTATCAACTTTCTTCTGTTTAATTTTAAGATTTCCAGAAGCGTCAATATAACTAATCTTAATGTCGAAATCGTTTCCATCAACATTAATAATAGTTACCGTTTCGTTATCAAGATTTGCAGTCATTTTTAATATTTCCTTTTAATTGTATTTATGAAAGATTATCCAAAGTCTTATAAAATCTTGTTGCTGATAATGGTTTAGATAATGTTGATGGATAAGAAGACAAGTTATTTTTATCAACAATATTATCAAGAGTTATTTCTACATCATTTTTTAATAGTTGTGGAATATTAAGTTCTAAACGATTGTTGTATTTGTTATATAGAAATCTCCAAGCATCCAAGTTAAAATTTATACCATTATGAAAAAGTGCAGTATTTCCACCAGATAAACTATTTGCAGAAGTCATTATAGTTGGATTAGTACCTCTCATCAAAACTTTATCACCAAACTGTGAATAAGAAGTGTTGAAAATCCATTTATTACTTATATTATTGGTGCCAGAAGATACAAAAGGTGTCCCTAGATAGTCTTCTGTAACGTTCATATAAGTATCAGATCTAGCAGAAGTTGTTTTGAAATATGTTGTTGAAACTATATCGTTAACGGGAATTTCACAAACCCATTCAATTTTAACTTCTGTATTTACATCAACAAACCCAACAAATACAACATCAGCATTTGTATATAGTGGTGTAGTTGCTGAAGAATTTAATACATCTTGCCTAATACCTAGATGATCAGTTAAAATTACTGGATATCCAAATGCAGTTCCTTGGTCTGGAATTAAAGGTCTAAAACTATTTTGATTAATTTGATATGAAAACTCTGTGGAAATCTCATTTGAAGAATCGTTTGTTATAATTCCTGTCTCCATTAAAAGTTTAGGAGAACCATTCCAAAGAGATCCGGCAGAAGTTGTTAGATAAGCTACTTGTCCAGCTTTATTCATACGATATTGAGGATCAGAAATACAAATCTTAAAGAAACTATTTCCAGCATTTTTTGTAGTAACTTTTAAACGACCACCAAAACGAATAAAATTATCAAAATCGCTTGAAAGTGTTGGAATATATAGATATGTATAAGTTGTACCTAAAGCTCCTGGTTTGATAGTAGAAGCTGGAATTCCTGTGTTCCAATCAAATACATAACTTTGATTAAACTTTATACCAATTCCATCAAGACTTACATCAATTACATCGTCACCAGCTTTTGTTCCCCAATTTGTTAAAGAATCTGTTAAAGTACCTGATGTAAAAACCTTAGTAACATAATCTATTGAATTTCTTTTTCCATTTACTTCAAGACTTCCACCTTCACAACCATTTAAAGTATATTTGTTAGAAGCCTCAGACACAGTAACATTATCAGAAAATGTGCAAGAATTAAATGTGGCACTTGAAGAATTTCCATGACATAACATTTTATAATTTTTTGTTACAAAATTACTATTATTAATAATGTTTGACCCCGAGAGAATAAGTGTTGGTTTAAAAGTATCTGAAGAATCATTGTAGTAAAGATTGTTAATAATAGAATCTTTAACAATCAAACTATTTGCAGAAGTTGGTGTAATAGTAACGTTTGAGACAAGTCCTTCAATTTTATCACTACCAGACATTAAGCAATTTGAGAACTGAGAATTTGTGAGCTTAGAAATTTTTGAACAAGGAACTGAAGAACCTGTGTATGTAACATTTTCTAGAATAGCGTCTTGTGTGGTTAGCTTTCCAGAAATATATTCGACATCATTTAAAGAGACATTGTTACAAGTACCGTCACAAACCATTCTTACATTGTTTGCATTGAGTGAGGTTCCGTTTAGTGAGGCGAATAGTGCAATATTTTTTAAAAGTAATGTCGAAAAAGCTAGTGAAGAAACTGTTAAAGTAGGCATTTCAGACTTCTTTATGTTATCAGATCTTAGGGAAATTGGTTCATAAGTAATGTGAGCACCAGAACTTACCATAGACTTTGTAAGAACTACATTACCAGATCTTAAAGCAGCTTGAACTGGAATTGTATCATCAGCGCCAAAACCAATACCTGAAAAGAATTCACAATTAATTTCAAAAGGTATTGTCAATGTTCCAACTGTAGAAAATGATTGAAATTTAAAGACATTTGCATTGACTTTTTTTTTTTTTTTTAATGTTAAGTCCGGAGGAGATGTGTTTGCAGTGTTGATGGTCTTA